ACGCTCTGTTAATTTGTCTTTGATTATCTTCACTATATTCTTTTTTAGGTTCAGGTAATCTTACTACTACTTTTGTCATTATCTTCTTCCATCTGGTTGTAGATCAACTTGAAACGTACCAAATCTCCACGCTTCACCTGATCCTGTGTTTTCAATTTTAATACTGGCGTATCTTCCTCTTGCTCTTGTATCTACTTTATTCGTAGATGAGGTAATTGTAAAGGGACTTAATGTTGAATCTGATAAAGATTCAGCTGGAAAGTCAGTAATTCCTATTGTGACTTGATTGTTTCCGGTTAAAACTTTGAAGTTAGGTAAAAATCTTCTCATAGCTAAAAAGATTTCACTTTGATCTTTTTGTAAAGAAAAACTAAATGATTGTACAAAAGATGTTAAAGTTGTTGTACTACCATCAGGATTAATTTGATCAGTACCAATCTCATGTTCAAACAACACACTTTGACCTAATCCAGTTTCACCTACAACAACCGGAAAAGTTCCTGTGTTAGAACTGTTAAATGCAGTTGCATAAGGTTTAGGGTAAATTAAAGAATCAATCCAAGTTGTTCTAATTGAATTTGTATTTGTGCCTCCATACCAATTACCCATAGGTAATCTAGCATTATCTTCACCATAATTATAAGCAACATATCTATTATTAAAATCAGAACCTGATGTTGGATACCACCATGTTACTTCTGTAAATAGATTATTTATACCAGCATTAATTTGTTGACCTTTTGTAGTATCAATATTGTCATAAACATCATCTTCTAAAGAACAAGGTAATGAGTTAACAGTACCATCAAAAGAGAAGAAACCATTTGTACCCATCCAATACGCAACACCATCAATTTCAATTGCAGCGTTCTGTCCTATTAATCCACAGTTAGTTCCAACTTGTTCAAAACCAAATGTAAAAGGTGCACCCACAAACTTCATTGTGTAAAGTGAGTTATCAGTCCACACTAGAATATTTTCTTTTGCAACTAATGCTCCCATAATTTTTGTACCATCTTGTAATCTTTGTGTTCCCGCTGTATTTGTTGCTTCTGGCACATATGCATTTATATTTTCATCTTCAGAAAATCTTATAAACATATCATCTTGTGTATCTGGAGATCCAATAGTTGTTTCAGTTCCAAAATGAATTAAATGTCTTGTTGTTGGAGAAACTAAAGTTGATCTTGTTGCTGTTGGGTTATTTGTTGTTTCAAATCCAGAAGTTGTTGTTGATGCTCTTGTTGTAAGTCTAGCCGCGATCCCTGAATTCCATGTAAATGTTTTACCATTCAATATTGTTGCTATAAGAACTTCACCAAAATTACTTAAAGACCATAAGCCTGGTTCAAGTGTAACAGTTGATGCTTCAACCGCATCACCCCAACCTGTCCAGTCTGTTGCATTAGTTACTGTAGTGCCTGTTGCTGTAGATGATGGAGCTGTTGTTCCATTTGTACTTCTAGTACACCCTGTTAAATCATTTCCAGCTTTACCTGAATAAGTAACTAATTCTGAAGTAGAAGCGTAATTACCAGAAGAAAAATTACCAATTAAAACTGTACCTGATGTTGGAAAAGAACTTGCATCAGTTAATGTAATTGTTGTGTCAGCTGCTACAATACCACCGTTTAAAGTTGTAGTTGCAGAACCTGTAACCGTTCCACCATAATTACCAATACCAAATCCATATCCATAAGATTGTGCAGCAGGACCAACAGGTTCGTAAGGTTTTAAAGTTATGCTACCCCCTGTTGCAACAGTTCCTGTTGCATTTGAACTTTGTGTAATTGTAAAAGTTGTAGGACTTGGAACTGAAATAACTTGAAAGTTTTTATCTTCAAAATCTGATGCTGCATAACCTGTACCACCTGGTAAAGTTACACTATCAAATAAAACTATATCGCCTTCGTTTATTCCATGTGCTGATGAAGTTGTAATGGTGCAAGTTGCTGAAGTGTCTACTGTTGCAATAGTTGCACCAGTAATATCAGCTTTTAAAGGTGTAATGTCAAAAAGTTGTCCTTCAAAATAAAGTAATAAAAATTTATCTGTTCCTAATGCAACGTATCTGTTTCCCTCTAAATCTACGAATGCAAATTGTTTTCTTACTACACCTACAATAGTATCAGTAAGAAGTGATTGCCAACCACCTATTTTTTCTGGTAGCCCATATCTAAATCTAGTCAAGTCAGAATCAACCCATCGACCAACAGCACCTACTGAAGTGTCTTGTTTGTCTATACCTGGCGCAAATTTAATTTGTTGAAGAGCCATATTTTAGCTCCTATGATGTATAATTAGTTTTATAAGCCCAGCCTCTTGTTGCATCTACATATACTAATGTTAAGGCTTGACCATTGTTTGATAATACTAAATTAGAAGCGGCGCTATTAATAGGTGAACCATTTCTATCAAATGTTAAGTTGTTTGACGCGAAAGTTCCTCTTGCATCTATAACTGTAACTTCATCTCCTGTAGATGGTGAAGCAGGTAATGTAATAGTTATTGGGTTAGCTGTTGTATTTGCAAAAATTTGTGCACCTGCAACAGTTGTGTATGGTGAATTAGAATCAGTTATAGTTACATAACCTTTTTCAATAATTCTTGTAACTGTATTTGTACCATCAGAAACACAAAGTAAACTTGCTCCTGGTGGAACAGGTTGAGCTGTACCACTAGCTGTTAAAACACTTAAAGTTCTATTTGATGTTCCTCTAACTGTTTCATCACTTATAATCCAAACTCTTTCAGAACCAGCTGGCATTGTTAAAGTTCTGTCACCAGCTAAAGTTCCGGATAGTTTTAAATAAAAGTTTTTACCATTTGATGTTGCACCATCTGATAAAAGTAAAGTTACACTTGCACCAGCCATATCAATTTCTTGATAACCACTAGCGCTTTGTTCTAAAATTTGTAAATTGGTATTTGTAATAGTACCCCAAAGACCAGCTTTCTCACCGGTTGCTACTATCTCTAATTTTAAATCTGATGAAAATGTTGATGCCATAATTTTAACTTGGATCTATTGGTGTCCAAACCATATTTGCTCCCGGAATGATATCATTCCATGTAATTATACCTACGTCATTTGTAGCCAACGTTAATGGTGAACCATTAGGTTGTACAAGTGCCGTTCCTGTTACTGTAACATTTCCAGTTGCTAACGTCAATGGATTTGCTGTGGCTGTTGCATTTGCATCAGCTGTAACTGTAATTGTACCAATACCTAGTGTTAATGGGTTTGCTGTAAGTGTTAAATTAGCTTTACCTGTAATAGTTAAAGTACCAATACCTAAAGTTAATGGATTTGCTACTAAATCTTCTGTAATTGAATCTGCTATGATACCTACACTACCAATTGAAAGTGTTAATTGGTTTGCTGATATAGATACATTTACAGCGTTATCGGGTCCCGATGTAGCGAAAGGTAATGCTGATATTGCGTCAAATCCTAAACTCATAAATAATCCTTAAAAGGAGGCTGTAGGTATGGTGGAGTACAGCCCCCATCTAAAGATTATATCACTTTTTAAACCAAGCGGGAAGTCCTAAATGCGGTCTTCGATCATTTACATTTTGAGCAGCATCTTTGGATTTTTGATCATTATAGTGTAAAAATACTTGAGCACAGTCGTTACCTTGAAACTCTTCTCTCCAGTGTTCTAATTCCATACCTTTGTAAACTAACATATCTCCAGGTTTCAAATTAACTCTAACACCTTTGTTTTGGCTAGATACAGTTATCTTTTTACCATCAGGTATACCCACATTCTTTTTAGGTTCTAAATAGATTGGCCATGGATCACCACCAAGATTTAATGTTGTAGATATTTCACAACTAAATCTATCTTTGTGTCTATGCAACACATCTCCTGTTTTATATATTCTTGCATAAGAATATGTTGGATTTAACTTAAGTCCTGTTTTCTTTTCCATAACAGGTAAGGTTCTCATTAACAAAGTTTCCATAGCTATATCTGCATAATGCGAATATGTATTTGGAACTTGTTGATCTGACCACGTTCCCCATTCCTCTGTGAATCGAGAGATATATCTTTGATCAAATAAAGTTCTTGCAACAGTTCTTTTAAGTAAAAAGTAATTGTAAACAAATGTTGCTATTTCTTTG